CGAGATTCTGCAGAAATTTCTGAAGATATTTACGAACAGTTTTTAGAATATATTTCCTTTGGCGCTCGCTATCGTTTGTATTCTACGCCTAAGCAAGCCTATTACGATCGTGGTTTGGCTATGGAGTATCTTCGGTTATTTCGGGCTGGTATTAATGAAGCCCGAGTTCGTGTAAACAAAGGCTTGTCGCGTACGTCAGGCCGTATCGAATATCAGAGGTTCGTATGAGCATTATTCGCCTGGTACAAAATGACAACTTGCCTCAAGTTACGTTGACAATTATTGACAAAGCCACCGGCGACGCAATTGATTTGTCTAACCCTACTACGACTGTTCAAGTTAAGTTTCGCGCTACAGGAGGTACTGTAGTTCTACATACTCTACCTTGTGTAAAGCCAAATGGTGGTGGAGATGGAGTTGTTACGTTTTCTTTCCCTGCTAACACGCTTGATGTAGCAGAAGGCACGTACGAAGGCGAAATCGAAATTAGTTTTAATAATGTTATTCAAACCATCTTTGACGTTCTTCAGTTCTATGTAAGAGCCGAGTTCTAAAATGGGTTTCCCAGTAATACCTACAACAGCAGTTGTAGCTCAAGTCACATACGTTGACCCAGGTTATGTTGTCATATATGACGCTGTAGCAGAAGTTCATGTTGTTGAAGTAGGGTATTTAGCGGAATATCAAAACCTTACAATTAAAGCTGCTAGCGTTATCTTCCCGACGCGTTTTGTCGCCGACGTGGTTAACCCGTTGGACGGCACTGTTTTGTCCACAACGAAAGTACTAGACGACACACCAATACTTCAAGAATTTGTCGGAATTGATTTTGATAAGCAACTAGCTGACTCGTTTTCAATGGTCGATCAGGTAGATATTGCTTACGACATTGGAAAAGTTTTCGCAGACGCCTACACAACTATTGATACTACAACCGTTACCCCCGGTAAAGGTGTAGCAGACTCCGTGTTCATGGTTGATAACATGGACGGAGATATCGAGTTTGCGTTAATCAAAACTATTTCAGAACTACAGTTTGTAACAGACTCTTTACTTGCTGTTGTCGGCAAGCAAATTACAGACACGTTTAGCGGAATTGATACAGCCTCGGTTACACTTGGCAAAGTATTTAGCGATTCTGTAACAGAATCAGATTCTTCTGTTATTAATTTTGGGAAAAACCCAACAGATAATGTTTCTCTACAAGAAGTTTTAACCAGAGTTTTAAGTAAGGCTTTTGCAGATTCGTTTACTGGAATTGATACTACGGCTTATGCATTTGCCAAAGTTTTAACAGATATTTCGGCTATAACTGATCAATCAACCATTGCTTCCTCTTTACAAAAGGCTGATAATGCTGTATTAGATGATGCGGGACTCCTTGTAATGCAGGACTACTGCGACATTACATACTTTTTAGAAGATTACGTGGGGCAGTCTCGAACTTTTACATAAGGAGTTTTTTGAATGAATACACACGAAACAATCAAGCCTACCGGTATGTTGCGCGTAGTTGTGATAGGTCCCGATGGGAATGTCAAAACTGACGAAACGTTTAAAAACTTAGTCGTCAACGTGGGTAAAGATTTTGTTGCCTCACGTATGGTAGCCGCTAGTGCTACTGTGATGAGCGACATGGCAATCGGCTCAGGCACTACTGCTCCTGCTGCGGGTGATACAACGCTGCAAAGCGAACTTGGGCGAGTAACTCTGGCTTCGGCTTCTGCTACAGGTGCGGTTGTTACTTACACAGCTTCATTCCCTGCCGGTACAGGCACGGGCGCCGTTACAGAAGCAGGAATTTTTAATGCGGCTGTTGCTGGAACTATGTTGTGCCGTACCGTGTTTTCGGTGGTTAACAAAGGGGCTAACGACTCTATGAGCGTTACCTGGACTGTAACGGTGTCGTAATGGCAGTAATTGTTACCCGCGCAGGTAAGGGCTCGCCCCTTACCAACAACGAAGTCGATTCAAACTTTGTCAATCTAAACACGGCAAAAATTGAATTAACTGGTGCTCCGGCAAACGGGAATGTCCCGGCGTGGAATGCGGGAACAAGTACCTGGGTTCCAACGGCTATTGCTGATCCAACTGATGCGGCTATTGCAATGGCAATTGCTTTAGGATAACTATTATGGCAAATACTTTTAAAAACTACGGAGCTCAGGCAGTTGGAACCTCTCCGGTTACAATTGTAACTGCGAGTACTTCAACAACTGTAATTGGTTTAACAATTGCTAATATTGTAACAAGCACAATCACTACTAGTATTACTGTTACAAGCGGGGCAGCAACATATTATTTAGTTAAAGACGCTGTTGTTCCCGTCGGAGGTGCCCTTGTACCGATTGGTGGGGATCAAAAACTTGTATTAGAGACTGGGGACTTATTGCGAGTAGTGACATCAGTAGCGTCTTCTGCTGATGTGATTTGTTCCGTATTGGAGATTTCTTAATGGCGTATATTGGTGCTGCTGCTGCCCCACAAATTGCTTCATTAGCTCCCGGAAGTGTTGAAACTTCTGACTTGCAAAATGACGCTGTTACGACAGCAAAAATTGCCAACGCAGCAGTGACACAAGCCAAATTAGATTCTGCGATTAATCTTGGAGTCAAAGTTGCAAGTATTGACTATCCAGGGGATGACACTGCTGCAAATCCTGCAGGTGGGCAAACAATCACTTTAAATGGAGGCGGATTTAGCGCTACTCCTGCGGTGTTTATTAATAGCGTACAAGTTCCGTCTGTAACATTTGTTTCTTCAAACGAAATTACTTTTGTTACACCAGCAACAGTTGCAGGTACATATAATCTTTACGTAGTAAATCCAGATGGAGCGACCGCCATATTTGTTAATGGCATTTCGTTTTCTGGAGTACCTTCTTGGACAACTCCCGCCGGTAGTCTTGGGTCATTTAACGCAGCAGGTTTTTCTGTGTCTGTTGTAGCAACTAGTAATTCCGCTATTACTTATAGCCTTACTTCTGGATCTAGCTTACCGGCTGGCGTATCGCTTTCTAGCGTCGGGGTAATTTCTGGAACTTCTGCTACAGCCCAAACATTTAGCTTTTCAGTAGATGCGACTGATGCAGAACTGCAAGAAACTCCTCGCTCGTTCTCCATTACTGTTACTCTGGGAGATTCAGAGTTTGAGTATGTAACTTTGCTCCTGCATGGCGATGGAGCTAATGCAACAAACAACAAAACATTTCAAGATTCTTCAGCTAACGGTTTTACAATTATTCCTAACGGTAATACTACGCAAGGCACGTTCACGCCGTTCTCTAAGCCTGATGGTCGGTGGTCGAACTACTTTGATGGCTCAAGTTATATAACAAGTAGTTCAACAACTGCTTTTAATTCTTTTATTACGGGATCAGCCACAGGAATTACATTTACAATTGAAGCGTTTGTATTCCCAACTGTGACTGTTAATGGAGCCAATCCTTGGCAAGGTGCTCCTATATTTGTAAAAGGACAAACATATTTAAATTTCCACGTTCAGAACGATAAACTTCGTCTTTACTGGTACGACCAAGGTGGAGTAGCCCGGTATGTTGAAAGCACTGCTTCTGTCCCATTAAATCAATGGACTCAAGTTGGGGTTACTGTAAACGGAAGCGCAGTTACTATGTATATAAACGGTGTGGCTTCTGGAACTGGTACTTTTAATGGGGTAAATACAGGTGGTCTAAATTCTGCGGAACTAATCGGTTATCAAGGCGCTGCAGGAAATACGTCAAGTTACTACGGCTACATTTCTAACCTAAGAGTATCAAATATTGTTAGAACCATTACTGCGTCAACTTCTCCACTGACTAGCGATGCAAACACTATCTATTTAACGTGCCGAAATAATCGTTTTATTGATGCTTCAAGTAACGGATACACGTTTACAGTAACTGGTTCTGGTGCGTCCGTCCAAACATTCTCCCCATTCCCGACTACTGCGTCCTACGCTGCTGGCACTAATGGCGGCTCTGGGTACTTTGATGGCAGCGGGGATTATCTTAGCGTTACCAACAACGCCGCATTTGACTTTGGTTCTGGGGACATGACCCTTGAATGTTGGTTTTACATAAGTGGAAATGCTTCGCTAAACAACAGCACAGCGCGATCTGCTTGTTTATTTTCTGCTTTTCCAACTAGCGGAGCAATAACAACGGCTTATGACCTCACACTTGTCGGTAATAGTTCTACAACTGGAACAGCATTAAATTTTGGAAGAACAATTTCTAGCGCTGGAACTACCATATCCTATGCAGCCACAATAAGCCAAGGCTCCTGGCATCATGCTGCTGTCGTAAGGTCAGGAAGTACATTAAGCCTGTATTACGATGGAGTTCGTGTTGCTCAAAACACTTCTTTTTCTGGAAACATTGATTCTGGTGGTCATACTATAAAAGTTGGGGCATTGGAGTATGCGGGATATTTAAATGAGTTTCAGGGCTATATCTCTGGCCTTCGTGTTTTAAAAGGAACCGCATTATATTCTGGTGCAACAATCACAATTCCAACAGCACCGCCCACAGCAATCACTAATACTCAACTACTCTGCAACTTCACCAACGGCGGCATCATTGACAACTCCATGTCCAACAACTTGGAGACCGTTAATCAGGCGCAAATTAGTACAAGTGTTCTTAAGTACGGAACTGGGTCTATATATTTTGACGGTGTTGATGACAATATTGTTATTCCGTATAACCCTGTTTTTGGTTTTGGCACAGGGGACTTTACAGTAGAGGGCTGGTTCTATTTTCCTACTTTAAGCACTACAGCTCGTGGAATTATTGCACTTGGCGATGGATATAATGGCGGCGGGCCTTATAACGGATGGAGTTTGACATATCTTGGATCTGAGGGGTCAAATCAAATTCGATTTAGTAGATATGACGGAACGCAGTACGACTACGTAACTTCTGGATTGTCGTTATCCGCTAATACTTGGCATCACATTGCTGTTTCCCGTTCTAGCGGGGCGTTTAAGATATTTGTAGATGGTGTAAGTTACTATTCCAACACCGTTACCACTAGTTTTGCGCCTGTAAATACAAACCCACTTCGAGTGGCATTGCAGTATTACGGCCCTGCTGGTGGATATGGCGGCCCACGATATTGGAATGGTTATATAGATGATCTTCGGATTACTAAGGGATATGCGCGGTATACTAGTAACTTTACCCCACCTAGTTCGGCTTTTGAGAACAACGGAATTTAACTATGACTAGAGCACGCGATCTTTCTCAGGTACTAAACGATGTCGGATCTATTTCGACAAACGATATCGCCAATGGGGCAGTCACCCAAGTTAAACTTGACTCCAATATCAATCTTGGCGTTCGCGTTGCTAGTGTTGCGTATCCAGGGGATGACACTGCGGCTGATCCGGCTGGCGGGCAAACAGTAACAATTACTGGTGCTGGTTTTGCGGCTACTCCTACGGTCTACATTGATTCAACTTTAGCCCCCTCGGTTACGTACGTTTCTCCGACGCAAATTACTTTTGTCACTCCGGCAAAATCTGCCGGAACATATAATTTATTTGTTATTAACCCAGATGGTTCTACAGCCATCAGCGTTATGGGAATCTCGTATTCCGGAACGCCTGCATGGACAACTCCTGCTGGCAATCTTGGAACGCAAAACGCAGCAGCAATTTCTTTTCAGTTAGTTGCTACAGGAGATACTCCTCTTGTATATAGCCTTACTTCTGGATCAACTTTACCAGCCGGAGTGACGCTTTCTTCTAGCGGTTTAGTTTCTGGCGCGGTACCAACGGCTCAAACATTTAGCTTTTCAGTAGACGTCACTGACCCTCAGTATCAGACTACTCCCCGATCATTTTCAATCACTGTCACTTTGGGCGAAGCATATTTTCGGTATGTTACCCTGCTGCTGCACGGCAACCAGCCAAGTGGGGTCACGGATACAAACAACAACGTCTTTAAGGATTCCTCGACTAATAACTTCACTATTACCAGAAACCCTGCTTCCGGGCCAAACGCTCCTACGCAAGGCACGTTCTCGCCGTTCTCCCGGCCTAATGGTCGGTGGAGTAACTACTACGACTCCACCTTAACTGCTTGGTCCGAAGTTCTATGGACAGAACTATCCGGCATATCGTGGACAGTAGAGTTTTGGTTTTATCCTGTTGCTCAGGGTGGACAATATGGTGGAATAATTTTTGGAAACAACGTATCTGGCCGAGCAGATTCCTGTTATATATATCACGCAAGTAATGGCACGGTTGGTATAGGAACAGCGGGCTCAAGTAATTTCACTAATATTAACTCTACAACCGCCCTTCCTCTTAACCAATGGACTCATGTAGCAATTACAATTTCGGGGTCAAGTGGTAGCGCTACCGGTAAAATTTACTTAAATGGTGTTTTGGACAAAACCCAAACATCAATGAATACTGGTATTAACGGTATGGGTTACGCACTTACTGGAAGTCGTGGCGATAATGCGTATTACAACATTTATGGCTACTTAAGCAATCTTCGTATTGTCAAGAACCAAATTCTGTACACAGGAAACTTTACTCCTGCGACCGCACCACTAACTACAACCAGCGTTGGAACATCTGGTGCAAACGTAGCGGCTTCAATTACCGGAACGGTGTCAACGCTTATTTATAATAATGCGTATCTTACTAACTCAGGTGCAACAGTCGGTTCAGCAGCAGGTGGTAGTAGTGCAAGAGCTCAAACTTTCTCTCCATTTCCAGCTACTGTAGCCTATACAAGCGGTGCAAACGGTGGATCAGTCTATTTTGATGGCGGTAATTTCTTAAGTGTGAACCAATCTGCTTTTGTAGCAACAGGAGACTTTACTATTGAGGCTTGGTTTTATCAAATAAATCAACCTTCAGGATACCAGGGAATACTCAGTGCATCAGGTAATGGCGGGTCCACTGGTTTTCGTATTACAACAGACAATAACACATTGAATTTTTGGTTTAATGGCACAGCAGTTGGATTTGCATCTATTCCGCAAGGCCAATGGAATCATGTTGCTATATCAAGAACAGGCACAGCATCCAACAATGTTAGCTGCTATCTTAACGGCGTTAGAGTTGGGCAAATAACAAATACAGGATCAACCACCAATTCAAGTCTGGTAGTTGGAAGATATTACAACGATTTGGCAAACTATTATTTTCAAGGTCATGTTAGTGGTTTGCGTTTAATCGTTGGAAGCGGTATTTATTCTGGGTCCACTATAACGATTCCAACCGCACCGCCAACCGCAGTTTCTAGTACTCAACTGCTTTTAAATTACACCAACGCGGCTATTGTTGATAATGCCATGGCTAATGACTTAGAGACTGTTGGTAACGCAGCCATAAGCACTGTCCAAAGTAAGTGGGGCGGCGGGTCTATGTACTTCAACCCAGGTGAAACAAACCCTCTTATTATACCTCACAATAAGATGTTTGACCTAAGTTCTGGAGACTTTACTATTGAGTTCTGGGTCTATCTATCGGCAGACAGAACATACAATTTTGTGATAAGCAAAGGAACCAGCAACGCACGAGAGTGGGGTGTAAATGTTGGGCCATCAACTGTGCGTTTTTATTGGTCTACAAACGGACTCGGTACCGGCGATTCTCTTATTTCAGCAAGTGCAACACTACCAACAGCAACATGGATGCACATTGCGGTCACAAGGTCTGGTAGCAGCGTCCGAATCTTTAAAGACGGAACGCAAATAGGAACAACAGGTACATTTACATCCATGTATAGCGGAACGGCTCCGGTGTACGTTGGTCGTTTCATGGACTTTAATAACATAAGTCACGACCTAAGTGGTTATCTAGACGACCTTCGGATCACCAAAGGATACGCTCGCTATACCAGTAATTTCACCCCGCCTACTGGCCCATTTGACGATAATGGAATTTAACTATGGCATATATTGGTGTTCCCCCATTCGGACAAACTGTTAGGTCAGTTACTTCTGCTACTGCCACGGCTGGGCAGACGACGTTTAGTATTACCGGTGGATATGTCCTTGGGTATGTAGACGTGTTTTTAAACGGGGTTCTTTTAGCCCCTAGTGATTACACAGCATCGGATGGGTTAACCGTTGTTCTTAATAGTGCCGCAGCACTAAATGATCAATTTGAGGCTTTGTCGTATCAAACTATTTCATTTACGGAAGCCTTACAAGCGTCAAATAATTTGTCTGATGTAGCAAACGTTACTACAGCACGGAGTAATTTAGGATTGGGCACGGCAGCTACACAAAACAGCACTGCATTTGCCTCAACAGGTAAAGCAATCGCTATGGCAATAGTCTTCGGAGGATAAAATGGCAGCACCTAACATAGTAAACGTATCAACAATTACAGGTAAAACGGGTGTACAAGCCGTTGGGACATCTGCCACTGCAATTGTTACAAACACTGCTGGAAGCAATAAAGTTATCAAGGTTAATTCATTATTAGTATCTAATGTTGAAAACTCAACTGCGTACAGCATTACGGTTGATATTTATCGATCTGCTACTGCGTATCGATTTGCAACCGCTGTATCTGTCCCGGCTAACTCCACGTTGGATCTTCTAAATAAATCAATCTACTTGGAAGAAGGTGACACCCTTCGTTTAACTGCAAACAGCGCCAACAAACTTGAAGCAATTGCTTCTTACGAGGAAATTAGCTAATGACACGGCGTGTAAATGGCGGCTTGATCGGTATTACAAATACCCCAACCAGCGGATCTGCTAGCGGGGTATGGTCGTTATTTGAACAAGGTCTTGCTAAAAAAGCATCAGCGTGGCCCGCTGCTTCCACAGTGCCAGGAGCCCCAACAAGTGTGTCGGCTACCGCAGGAAACGGACAGGCAACAGTTTCATTTACGGCCCCGGCAAGTACTGGCGGTATGCCAATTACGTCTTACACGGTTACATCCAGCCCGGGAGGATTTACGGCTTCTGGGGCATCTTCTCCGATTGTGGTTACAGGGCTAACGAACGGAACCGCTTACACCTTTACGGTCGTGGCAACCAACGTAGTTGGTTCGGGAACAGCAAGTGCAGCAAGTAATAGCGTTTCCCCAAATGCAGGCCCAACCTCAATTGAATTAATGGCTGTTGCCGGTGGTGGTGGCGGTGGAGATGGTATTGGTGGCGGCGGTGGTGCGGGTGGTCTCTTGTACTACGGAGCAGAAACTCCAAAAACCCCGAATGGGGCGTCGGTCAGTGTTAGCGCCGGTACAACATATGTTGTAACCATCGGCGCCGGTGGAAATGGTGGTGGAAACGATTCTAGTCCGCCTCCTGCGCCGGGAACCGATACTAAATTTCAAGTGTCTGGCGGAAGTATATTAGTCCAGGCATACGGCGGTGGATATGGAGGTTCACAATCAACTTCGGGCGGTAATGGCGGATGCGGCGGTGGAGCCGGTGGTAAAAACGCAGAACCCCCGGGCGGAACTGGAGTTTCTGGACAAGGCTTCCAAGGCGGTGTTGGAAACTATTTTGGCGCTGGCGGCGGTGGCGGCGGTGCAGGCGCACGAGGTAATGATCGCTATTATGTCGGTGATTCTTCAGGCGGTGCGGGTCTTCAATACGCTATTAGTGGTACTAGCACATACTATGGTGGCGGAGGTATGGGTAATGGCGGAGGAACTCCGGGTGCTGGAGGTGGTGGCACTTCTGGAACTTCACCCACACCGGGCGGAACCAATCTTGGCGGTGGCGGTGGAGGAGGTTACAACACCTACCCAACTTCGCCTTATAACCGCCCCGGGTCTGCAGGGGGCTCCGGAGTTCTTATTTTGCGCTATCCAGACAGTTTCGCAGCCGCAGTTTCTACCACAGGCTCGCCAACAGTTACAGTAGCTGGCGGGTATAGAATTTATAAGTTCACAGGTACTGGCTCAATTACATGGTGATATAAATGGCACATTTTGCAAAACTTGACGAGACAAACTATGTGACTGAAGTAGTCGTTGTAAACAACAGCGAACTGATGGATGAGCACGGACAGGAAGTTGAGCAAAAAGGAATTGACTTTTTGTTGTCTCTATTTGGCGGAAATTGGGTTCAAACATCTTATAATGGCAGAATTCGTAAAAATTACGCAGGTATTGGGTTTACTTATGATGCAAGTCGAGATGCGTTTATCCCCCCTAAACGGTATGCATCGTGGGTGTTAAACGAAGAAACTTGTTTATGGGATCCGCCAGTGGCTTGTCCAACTGACGGCAAACTGTATTCTTGGGATGAAGAAGTAACAAACTGGGTGGAAATGCCTATTAGCGAGGAACAAACATGACAGTAAAATTTACCAACAATGCTTCAGGAACACTTGCTGCCTCCATCGGCAATGACCCAAGTGTTGATACGACAATTACTGTGTCTGGTGGGCAGGGAGCGCTCTTTCCTGTTTTAGTTGCGGGTTCGGGAGACTATTTTTACGCTACCCTTGTTGATCCCGCTAACAATATCGAAATTGTTAAGGTCACAGCCCGTGCCACGGATGTTATGACTGTAGTGCGTGCGCAAGATGGTACAAATCCCCATGCATACAATGCTGGCGATCGCCTTGAACTGCGCCCCGTTGCAGCCGCGCTTAACGCTCTGGTAACTTACACCCCCGCCGGTAATATTTCTGCTACAACGGTGCAAGGAGCGATTAGCGAACTAGACACAGAAAAAGCTGGGCTAGCTCTGAACAACACGCTTAGCGGCGACAATACTTTTAGTGGCGATAACACTTTTAGCGGGGACAATAGTTTTACCGGTATTAACGATGTTCCCACGGCGGCTCTTGGTACTGATACAACTCAGATTGCGTCTACAGAATTTGTTCAAGATGCGTTAGATGACCGGATTCCCCCTGGCGTTATTACAGTAGACAACACAAACAATCGTGTTGGTATTAACCAAGTTACACCTACTGTGACTTTGCATACTGTCGGAACTGACGCAGCAATTTTACCTGTCGGTACAACTGCACAACGCCCTGGCACCCCGGCTGTTGGTATGTTCCGTATGAACACAACTACGGGTAATCCCGAATGGTATGACACTGTTAATAGCGTCTGGGTTGAGTTTTCTAATTGGTCAAAAACTTACTGGGTAGAATATTTGCTTGTTGGCGGTGGCGGTGCTGGCGGTGCTTATGCGTATGGCGGCGGTGGCGGCGGTGGGGGTGTCATTTCCGGTATGTTCCAAGTAACTAGCGGGACTTCGTACCCCACTATAGTCGGTGCTGGCGGGCCTAGTGGTAGTACCGGGTATTGGGTAGGTCGGAATGGAGACCCCTCGATGTTTGCAAATATGGTTGCCGCTGGTGGTGGAGGCGGTGGATCATATGGTGACGTAAATTATTTTGTTGGTACGGACGGCGGTTGCGGCGGTGGAAATAGTGGATATGCTACTGTTGCAAACGCAAGAACTCTTGTAGGAAAGGGAATGCAAGGCTACCATGGAGGACTTGGTGGCAGCTATGGTGCTGGCGGCGGTGGCGGTGCTGGCGGTAACGGTGCAAACGGAACGGCTACTTTTGGCGGTAATGGTGGAATTGGTCGAGTTTCTACTATAACTGGATCTTCTGTTTACTACGCTGGCGGCGGCGGTGGGGCTAGTTATGGAGCCGGTAATGCTGGAGGCGCTGGCGGATTAGGCGGTGGCTGTGCTGGTGCCACGGGTGGTTCTAACAACAACGCCGTAAGCGGATCGGCAAATACTGGCGGTGGCGGTGGCGGTGTATCTAACGTATCGGCTGGTGTTTCTGGAGCGGGTGGTTCCGGAATTGTTGTTATTCGTTACCCTGGCGCGCAGCGAGGCACAGGTGGAACAATTAGTTCTGTCGGCGGATATACCATCCATACGTTTACTTCAATTGGCACAAACGCATTTGTAGCATAAGGATTAGATATGGCACGGCAACCTTACGGCGGATTAACCGAAGAAGAAATCGAAGCAATCGCAGAAAAAGCAGCCGAAAAAGCTGTTGAGCGGTTTTATCTTGAAATTGGTAAAGCTACCGTTAAGAAAGCCACGATGATCATTGGCGCGGCTGTTGTGTTTTTATTAATTTGGTTGGGCAGCAACGGGCATATGCCTAAATAAAGGGGATACACATGATTGGTCGTTTAATTGCTATATTGTTTTTAAGCCGTGAAATGGCACATCGTGAGCATCTACGTACAAAATCATACGCACAGCATATGGCCTTAGGTTCATTTTACGACAGCATTGTAGACTTAGCTGACAGCCTTGCTGAAGCGTATCAAGGACGCCACGGAATCATTCGAGATATCCCTCAACTGCCTTTAGATAGTAAAGGCGAGATTGATGATATTTTGGAACGTCATCTTGACATGGTAGAAAAAATTCGTTACACAGCAGTTGAGAAGTCCGAGACTGCCTTGCAAAACATTATTGATGAAGTAGTATCACAGTATTTATCGACTTTGTACAAATTACGAAATTTATTGTGAGTGATATTGATCCAATTCTAACTGCGGCTAAAGGCGCAACACAAGGCATCAAATCAGCAATCCAATCAGGAAAAGAGTTATCGGCTGCTATTGACGATATCCAACGCCTGGGAGTTGCTGAGATCCAGGCACGTCAGGCGTATAAGAAAAAGCAATTAGTAGTTAAAGGCGACACAACGATTATGACCGCCTTTGCAGAATGGCGCAGATTAAAGCAAGTTTTAGAAGCGGAAAACGAATTAAAGAATCAATTAATAGAACGGTATGGCAAGGAAGTAGCAGAAAAAGAATGGCTCGAAATTCAGAAAATAAAAGAACGCCAGATTAAAGAAATTAAAGAAGGTAAAGACGAACTTGGCAGAGACTTAGCCAAACTTCGTGCCTTGAAATTTTGGTGCTTTTTTGCTTCCTTTGTGTTGGTTAGTTTTTACTACATTTTTAAAGGGCATCTATAAATGGAATGGCTTGCAAAAATAGCGCCGACTGCGGCGACTTTATTGGGTGGCCCTTTAGCCGGTATGGCAGTAGATGCCATTGGCGGAGCCTTGGGAATGAAAGATGCCACCAAGGAACAAATTAAAGACGTTCTGTCATCCGGGACTGTAAACGCTGAACAGATGGCTGCGCTTAAGCAAGTTGAAGCCAATCTTAAAGTTAAGATGAAAGAACTGGATATCAAGTTAGAAGAAATCCACGCCGGTGACAGGAATTCTGCCCGCGAGATGGCTGCTAAAACTGGAGATATTTGGACGCCCCGTATAATTGCAGCCGTTGTATTTATCGTCTGGGGACTGATTAACTGGAAGTTGTTTAATGGAACTATTAGCGGCGATATGCGAGAGTTGGTGGCCCGCGCCCTTGGAACTCTAGATGCTACATTAATGGCAGTTGTTTACTACTACTTTGGGTCTTCCGCTGGGTCTAAAGAAAAAACAGACGCTATGGCAACTAAAAAATGAACCTAACCAAAAACTTTACCCTTGCCGAAATGACTAAAAGCGAAACCGCTTTACGGCATGATTTGGACAATACCCCCGGGGAAGTAGAAATTGAAAACCTTAAACTTCTTTGCGAAAAAGTCCTCCAGCCTATTAGAGACCACGTTCAAACGGGAATTAAGGTCAACTCCGGTTTCCGACATCCAGAAGTCAACGCCAAAGTTGGAGGCTCAAAAACCTCGGACCATTGCAAGGGTCAAGCAGCCGATATTGAAATCCCTGGTATCGCCAATGCGGATTTGGCCCTTTGGATAACCCAAAACCTTGATTTCACGCAAGTCATTCTAGAGTTCTATACGCCTGGTGTGCCGGACTCAGGCTGGGTGCATGTGTCGTACGATCCGGCTAACTTGAAAAAGCAAGTTTTAACGGCTACTAAAGAAAACGGAAAGACAGTTTATTTACCGGGACTAGTAGCATAAAAATAAGGCTTCGGCCTTTTTTCATTTATGGGGAGTATATAGTGGGCCAAAAACCGCTAACGGAACAGCAACTTTTAGAGGCTGTCGCTGCATTACGAAAGCACCATGGAAATAGTAACCATGCTGCCCTGTCTTTAAAAATGAACGAGCATACTTTTCGGCATCGAATTACTGAAGCCGAACGCCGTGGGTTGATGAAAGATGGAAGTCAACATGATTCCGGAGACGGCACGCAGTTTGACAAAGTTACTTTGCTACAAGATCAGTTGCGTACTATGCGTGCTCAACTTCAATCAGCGAGAAAATCTACCCTTGACGATCAGTATGTTAAAGACCAGATTATCAAACTGACAGATTCGGAAAGTTTGCTTGAAGTACCTAATTGGGTTATCAAACCTCCTAAGGCTAAAAGCGTAACTGGTGTTCCAACCATTTTTGCTTCTGACTGGCACTGGGGCGAAGTTGTAGACACAAAACAAATCAACGATGTAAACCGTTATGATTTGCGGATTGCCCAAGAACGAGCGCAAGTTTTAATTCAGACCGCTACGGGCATCTTAAAAACTAGATTTGCCAATCCTGAATATCCTGGAATTGTATTTGCCCTTGGGGGCGACATGGTCAGTGGCGACATTCACGAGGAACTGTCTGTATCAAACGAACGTGAAATCATGCCGATCGTTATAGACCTTTGGGGTGTTTTGGCTTGGTGTATCGAAACCTTGGCAACAGAATTTGGGAATGTTTTTGTGCCGTGTGTTACAGGTAACCATGGGCGGAATACACACAAGATTCGGTCTAAGGGGCGGAACTTTACGTCCTTTGATTGGCTGGTGTATCACTTTCTTGCCAAGCGTTTTGAAAATGACCCGCGAGTCAGATTCTTAATCCCGGACGGATCAGACGCGTACTTTCAAATTTATGGGCATCGCTACTTGCTTACCCACGGCGATCAGTTCCGAGGCGGGGACGGCATGATAGGTGCGCTTGGCCCAATTATCCGGGGTGACCACAAAAAGCGTTCTCGCAACGCACAAATTGACACAGAATACGATACTCTGTTACTAGGTCACTGGCACCAGTTAATTCAGTTACAACGGCTTATCGTCAATGGTTCGCTTAAGGGCTATGATGAGTATGCGTATCAGAATAACTTTCCGTTTGAACCACCCCGACAAGCCTTGTGGATAACCCATCCAGAACACGGAATTACCTTTTCTGCCCCTATACTAGTGGACAGAACCCCGGCAAAACGGTCGGGATCATGGGTTTCGTGGAAGGCTTAGGGATGACACAAATTGAGATTAGCCTAGAAAAACTACCGCCCCACTTGAAAGAGTGGGTCGAGTTTGAAATTGCCGAGTGCCATAGGCACGACGTAGACGCAAAGTTGCTTCGCAAGAAGCATGTCAAAATGGACGGCTTAAACTGTTCAGGCTATTTCTCAGACCACGAACCCGAATTAGTGGTTGCTTGCTACAAACCCGTGGCGGACTGGATGCGGATTCTTGTGCATGAAACTTGTCATCGGGATCAGTGGGCAGAAAACTCAAAATACTGGCGGCAAAAAGTGGACGGTTATGACCCGTTAATTTGGCTACAAGAATGGCTTGATGGTGATATTTCCCTCCGAGGGGAGAAGCTGTCCAAGGTTTTAACTGGTAGCGCTTTGGTTGAATTGGACTGTGAAATCCGATCGGTTAAGAAAATTAAGGACTATGAACTGCCATTTGACTTGTGTGACTACCGCAAAAAAGCCAACGCCTACGTATGGTTTTATCAGTGTATGCGGTATACCCGAAAATGGTATGCCAAGGGTAAAGCTCCCCATGCTGTGCCTGCGGTCTGGCAAGCCATGCCCAACGATTTTGATAATGACTACAGTAAGATCCCTAAAAAATTCAAGGATCTCATGTTACAACATTGTTTTTAACTGGTACAATATATCGCCGCTTAACACAAGGAGAAAAGCATGGCAATGTCTGTAGAGCAATTTATTGAAAAAACAAAATGCGAATTAGTTTGCGATCAGATGATCGTTGGGTTTGGACCTAAACGCAAAATGATTGGTTATGTGAAAGAAGGTACGTTTACGATTACTGACGAAGGGCACGAATATTTGGCTGAACTTGATGCCCCTGCCGTTGAGGAAACCGAAGACAAACCTAAGCGTGGACGGCCTCGTAAAGAAGTCACAGACGAGTCTGCTACAGACTAAATAAGGGGTTAGGGTCATGCCTTCAATTAAACTGGAAAACTTTTCAGGAATTATTCCGAGGACAGGCCCTACCCAACTTCCGGATAATGCGGCACAAATTGCCAAAAATGTCCGGCTGACTTCGCTAGAACTTCGTTCTTGGCAAAAAGAAGAGCGGGTGTATCAGCCACTTACCAACAATGTCCAAACTATTTATCGATTGACTAACGAAAATACTGGTTCGTCGGCCTGGCTTGAGTGGGCGGTAGACGTTGACGTAGCCCAAAGCCCTATTGCTGACGATAACGATTTTCGTATTTACTACACCGGAGATACGGCTCCCAAGAAAACCAATTGGGTTTTGGCTACTTCTTCTGGGTTAGGAAGCCCACCGTTTCCTGACGCATGGTTGTATCTTGGCGTTCCTGCTCCAATATCAGCCCCCACCCTAGCATCTAGTGGCAGCGGAGGTGCGCATGAAACAAGAGCCTATGTTTATACGTATGTTTCTACTTTTGGGGCTGTAGCAGAAGAATCTGCCCCGAGCCCTGCTGCTACTGTGGCTACTCATGTTACTGGGGCAACTGTAACAATTTCTGGATTTGCAGCCGCACCAACGACAGGGTACAACATTACCCATAGACGGATTTACCGTACCGTTACAGGCGGCGCAACAGTTAATTACCAACTTGTAGCAGAAATTCCTATTGCTACGACAAGCTATAACGATACGCTACTTATTGCTGATCTAGGTCCGTTGTTGCAAACGCAAAACTGGAATACCCCGCCAACGGATTTGCAAGGTATTGTATCCATGCCCAACGGCATGATGGCAGGCTTTCGTGACAATGAAGTTTGGTTTGCTGAGCCATACTACCCTCACGCTTGGCCCGATTTATATACTCTTGTAGTAGATTCGCGGGTCATTGGCCTAGGTGTGTATGATACAACCTTAGTTGTCTTGACGGAACGCCAACCATACCTAATTACAGGTTCTAGCCCTTTGGCAATGTCACAGACAAAACTACCTGTGCCCCAGCCTTGTGTTTCTAAACGATCGATCGTCTCAGATCAATTTGGTGTTTTATACGCAAGTCCTAACGGATTAGTTTCTATTTCCCCAAG